AGATTTGAGGATCCAGTGGATGCTCTTTATTTTAAATTAAGGTGGTTTTAATGGCAACAATATTTTTAGACATGGATGGTGTAGTAGCAGATTTCGATGGCTACGCTGAACCCATAGTGGGATATAAGAGTCCAGGTGGCAAACGCTACATTGACGAGGACTGGGCAAAGATATCTGCAGACCCAAGACTATATAGTAAACTGCCCATGTTACCAGACGCTGATCGACTGGTAAAAGAAGTCTGCGAACTAGCCAAACAACACAAGATGAATGTAAAATTCCTAAGTGCTATACCTAGATATAATAACGTGCCGTGGGTATTCTGGGACAAGATCAAGTGGATCGAAAAACATTGGCCAAAGATCCCTGTATGGTTTGGACCTTATAGCGCAGACAAACAAATGCATTATCAACCTGGTGATATCCTAATAGATGATAGAGACAGTAATATCGAAGAATGGCGATCACGTGGTGGTAAGGCGATCTTACATGAGGGAGATGTGATCGCTACTTTGTTTGACCTGCGTAACCTAGTGAATAGTCCTGCTAGATAATACCCCACCATCTCTGTTGATAAAGAACTTGAATATCTCTTCTACTTTAGGACTGGCTATTATGTCAACTTCAGGTAGGCTTATGCCTTTGAGGACACCTTCTTGTGTAACAACAAAAACATAATCTTCTGGGCTGATGTCACTCATTACATCGTCATTGACCGCCACTTCCATTTCATCGCTTTCGTTTAAGTTGAGGTCGTTTGTGGACTCTTCTGTGATTTTTGCCATTGTCGTTTTCCTTGAAATATTTTATATTCTCTTTTACTTTTTTCAGTAGTAATTTTGTTATTTCGTGGTCTTTGCCAAATGCCTTGTAGTACTGTTTTAAGTCTGGACTATTAATCTTACTAGTGCTAGTAATATTTAACTTATATTTTAAAAGATAGTGTCTAGCCGCTATATTTTGCGCATAAGCATCTATTTCATCTGGATCGCCTAGATATTCTTGGTCAGCTCTGACTTTAGGATCTCGATGATTGCTCCTAAAAATATTCCTATGCATACGATATCTACGACTACGGTATTGTCGTTGATGTTCATATTCGTGTATTAGTGTTTCAACTAGATCAATGGTAATTTTTTCTGCTAGTTCTTTTGTGAACAGCATAGGCATAGTTTTAGGATAGTTTAATATAAAATCAATGATGAATTGTTTTTTCTTGATTTCGTCTAGGCCTGGATCATATTCAGCACCAATACTAAACTCACCTGGATCAAGAGCGCCTTTGGCACCACTGTATAATTTAACACGCACTGGATGATGTTTGTTAAGATGTTTGCCCAGTGTTTTAACAAGATTGCGGGGAGTTATCCTACGGCCAACAAGATGATCTGCCCACTCACTGATGTGTTGATATTCTAGTGTTGGGTTGAGATACATGATTATCTTCCACCGGATGGATCAAAAGGAGTGCCTCTAAGTCCTGCTGTACCTGTTCCTGTCTGCCCCTGTATCTGTTCTGATCCAAATGATCCACCCTGACGTGATGAACCTGAAACTGTTCCTCTGCTAGGAGTGGGTGGTGGACCGCCCCCACCACCCAACATTTTAGGTCCATTTTCAAGACTGTTTTCACCTTGGGCGGCGGGTAATCCCTCAAAAGGATTAGTTTTTATAGGTCCCATACCATTAAGTTGAAATAATTTATTGTTATTGCCTTCTGCTAGACTAGCTTTAACACTTTCACCGTATTTGGTGCTACTATTTGCCATGTTGCGTAAAAGTTCTGCTGACCCACTACCACTTTTATCTGCACCATATTTGTGTAAATTTGTGGCGAAAGCCATCGCACTTCCAAGACTGTTTGGTGGTGGCGCTGTTAGATCTACACCAGCAATCGCCCATAAATTAGTAGCATTGGTTACTGAACCCTGTAATGCTAAACATGAACTATTACTGATTGTGTTACCATTAAAAATATCAATGTCGGGACCACCACCTACATGTTGTGCAAAGTTAAACAAACTAGGTACACCTCTCGGACCATTTCCTGTCCCCGTCATAGAATCAAAACTAGGTTGATTACTCTTGATTAAATCTGTAAGCGTTGGATGTGCTGTATCCATTTTGGGAGTTGTGGTAGTTTGGATCTTGCTGAAAAAATCTGGGGCCGCATTCGCACTGATTATAGACCCCGCACCCATATCTTTAAATTTTGATACGAGTGCGTCTGTTCCACTAAATCCTGCAACATCACTGGGATTGGCTAGTTTTGTGTAGTCACTGAGATCTTTAAGGCTTTGTATACCGCCCGCATCTCCCGCTGCCAAAGTAGGAGCATTTGCAGATCCAAATGCTGTACCTGTGGTACTGGTACCTGATACTGTGGGAAACCCTGTAGTGGTCGGAGCCCCGAATGCAGAAGTACCTGCGGTAGGTATAGTAGTCGCAGTTGGTGCTGTGGCTGAACTACCACCAAGGGCATTTTGTGTGTTGTATAAACTACTGTCATCACCTGTATAGCTAGGTAAGCCTGCAAAAGGATTACTTATATTCATCTGATCAGCAGTCACATTAATTGCTGTAGGATCTTTAATACTACCTAAAACATTAGCGATTTGATCTTTATATACAGGATTATCCAGATCATTGAGATCAACACCAGCATCTACTAGTTTCTGATTTACTCCTGTAGCATTGGCCAGTTTGTTGTTTTGCAATGCCTGCACTAATCCAGTAGGTGTGCCAAAGTTTTTAATATCAATATTATTAAACATTGTGCCAGTCGATGCAACAGCAGCACCAGCACCTTTAAAACTACCTATCTGGCTAGTTAATCCACGTTCAACACTGCTGGACATATTAGTGATGCCGGTTCCAAAATCGCTCCATTGACTATTGGCCATAAAGTCAGTCGACTGTCTAAGATTAATACTGTCTTTAACATGATTGTGTGCTTGGCTTAGGAAACTACCAAACCCAGCTTGATTCGGGCTACCGCCAAATCCTAAACTCGATTGAATACTGGTTATAGCATTGTAGGCAATATTGGCGTTAGCTGCAAGTGCAGGATCATCTCCAAAACGAGCTTGATCTAATTTAGTCATTGTTGCTTTGACATTGGCATCTATATCTAATGCTACGTTTTGATTGATACCAATCATAGCCATAGCAGTCGATGGGGTTATACTACCAGATGCTGTGCCCAAGGTAACATGCTGATTCTCTGCGACTACAGAACCTGCTTGTGATGTTACTAGACTTATGTCGTGTTCTGAAGACACAATGTATTTCCTATGTTATAATGCCACCCTTAGTCACAGGTTCGATACCTGTTGTGGTCTTAATGTAGTGATTACGCACATCTTCTATTGTAGGTGCGTGCATCATTACATGTGTTTTACTCAATGCTATAGTCTTATTTAAGTCACTTGTAAATAGACTCTGTAGCAGTCCTAATCCCTGTTGGCTAGGCATAACCGTTGTGGGTTTGCTTAATACAAAACTATCATCTGTTTCTTCAATGACTTTAGCAACTATTTCGTCACCATTAACAATCTTAAAACTTACAATCGTATCTTTATCGTATTTGTTAGTTACTAACACTTAATACTCCTATGCGTTCTTGAATTTGTTCAGCTGACAATTTTGCTAAACCTTGATATCCACCTTCTACAAATAGTTGTTCACCTAAATAGATTTGTGGGGCTGTGCGATGGCCTTGTGCTATCAACCAATCGCGTGCTTCTGAATCTTCATCGATTTTAATTTCTTCGAATGCGAATCCATTAGTTTTTAATAGATGTTTTGCCTTATCGCAAAAAGGGCAATAATTTTTACTATATACCGTTAACATTTTATAACTCCGGTAACTCATTGTAATCGACGTTTTCACCCATAACTCCAATTACATAATTTGTTGATTCATTTTCTTGTAAGGCTGTCTGTTTCTTGCTAGTATCACTATGCTTGTTAAACCATGGTATAGGAGTAGTTTTAGGTGCTGGCTCTTGATACTTAATACCTATCTCTTTAAGTGCGCCTACTGCTGTATAGTCTACAAACTCTTTTAAGATAGCGGCGTTAAGTCCAATCACTGGACCCATTTTAAACAGATAGTCTGCCCAGGCTTTTTCTTCACCGATGACATCAAGATACATTTGATAAACTTCAGCTTCACATTCTGCTTTGATATCTGCAAAGCGTGGATCTTCTTTAACCACTTGATTGATCAAGAAGGCAGTCCACTCTTTGTGTAGCAATTCGTCTTGCAGAATCAAACTGATAATATTACCGTTACCGATGAAGATCTTATTCTCAACCATGGCTAAACTTGTGGCAAAACTTACCATGAAGCGGAATGCTTCTAGGCCATAACTAGCGTGTAGAGCAAGCCATATGGCTTTGATGTGATCACGTTCATCTATCTTATTGCCCATTTCTTTACGACAGTTGATTACGTGTAACTTATCGTAATAGTTGCCAATGGTACTGGCCATGCCCACGATTTCTTCAGTGTCGTGGATTGTATTAAACACATCTTTAGGCACGTTGTAGATGTTGCGGATGATATGGCTGTAACTCTTGCTGTGGATATTAGTTTCAAAGAAACTCCAGTTACTAATCAACGCTTCTAGTTCTGGTAGACTTACCACTGGTCCAAATACCTGATTAGGTGCGCGACCTTGTAAGCTGTCTAAGGCAGTTTGTCTTAACAAGTTACTGGTAAAGATATGTTTAACTGCATCACTAGCATCTTTGAAATCTTGCGAATCTTTAGTCAAGCTAACTTCTTCTGGTTGCCAAAAGAATCCTCTGGCAGTAGTTTCATAATTAGCAATCTTATTATATTTTACTTCTTCAAAGCGTTGGATAGTCACAGGACCGGCTGGATCCAGGAACATCTTACGTTGTAGATAGTTAGTCTTTGTTGATAAATTATATTGTTCTTTACTCATAGCTTACATGCCTCGCAATCCTCGTCATTTTCATCTGGTTGTGCCGCCAACGTTGTTGGTGCGATTTCCGCATCTGCTTTTGCACCTTGTTTGTTAATCAAGCTGTAGTAGAATGTCTTAATCCCCCAAGCATGTGCCTGCATTAAGTTTTTAGCAATCAGTGTACTTGGAACTTTACGATCTGACCAATGTGCCGGATTGTAGAAAGTGTTTGTACTAATACTTTGATCTACATAAGCTGCCAATACAGCCGCAGTTTTCAAATAGCCATCGCAGTCAGTTTGTTCCCACATCAATTGATAACGATTTTTTAATTTATTATATTCTGGTACTACCTGTATAAAGCTACCTGCTTTTGATTCTTTAACGCTGATTAAACTCATTGGCATTTCAATACCGTTAGTTGAACCAATAACCACGCTAGAACTTTCCACTGGAGCGATAGCCATCAGTGTAGCATTACGCACCCCATATGATCTCATGTCGCTACGTAGTTGTTCCCAATCTAATTCACGTGTTGGGGTAAAGTCTGCTAGTTTGTTAACTGCTTTAGCACGATTTTCCCAAGGAAAGTATCCCTTGCCATATCTGGTATGTTCACTGTGTAAGCAAGCTCCACGTTCTTTAGCAAGTTCTACTGTTGCTTCTGTTAAATAGAACGCCTGATGCTCTATCCATGTCTTGACTTCTTGAAGTGCATCTTTCTCACCATAGCGTAGATTCTTTTTAGCATGCCAGTAAGCGAGATTAGTGATGCCAATACCTAGAGGTTGGATCTCATCGTTGCTTAA